TTCGCGCAACGCTACAACAGCGTCACCACCGGAGCCATCTCCAACCAGTACGGTTTCGATATCTACGAGTATGTGGGCAGCCCGCTCTTCACCGTGTCGAGCAAGGCCAAGGTAGCCTTCGACACCACGCAGACCAGCGCCATGCAGGCCGCATCCGTAGCCTTCTACGCCCCCCTGATGATGAAGGCCACCGGCGAGACCAAAGCCTACGTCAAGGAGCCGGAACCCACCTATCAGGAGTGGCTCTACAACCTGCGCCACTACTTTATCTGCCTCCCGTTCAAGAACGCCGGCAGGGGAGCCCTGATCAGCGACCTCACCGAATAGGTGAGAACCCGCACGGAGCAGTAAATTGAAAGAATAACCAGGGGACGCGAGGGGGTAAGCACACCGAGCGTCCCCATAACCAAAAGAAAGAGATGAAACCCAACGTAAAGATAAAATTCGCCAACGGAGCCCTTGGCAGCGTGGCCGCCAGTGCAGACGGTGTGGTTGGTTTTGTGGTCGGAGGCAGTGCCGTGCCAGGCATGCTTGAACTCAACAAAGCGTACGTGCTGTACAGTCCCGACAACCTCGCCGCACTTGGAGTCACCGGCGACGACGACGATGTCAACAAGTACCTGTACCAGTGCGTCAACCAGTTCTATGCCGAAGCCGGCAACGGCAGCGAGCTATGGCTTATGGTAGTGGCCGCTGTCACGACAGTCAGCGCCATGCTCGACGTGGCCAACGACTATGCCCGCAAGCTTGTGCGAGCCAGTGGCGGGCGGGTGCGCGTCATTGCGGCATTACGCCAGGCTGTAGGAGAGACCGTGGAATACGGCCTCGACGCCGACGTGTGGCTTGCCCTCACCAAAGGCCAAGCCCTGAGCGAGCAGTGCGCCGACGCCCTCTATGCGCCAGTGCTCGCGCTGGTGGAAGGCAAAGGCTATGCCAATGCCGCCGCCACCGACCTCAAAGACCTCGGAGAGATGGCCAACAACCGAGTCGGTGTAGTTCTGGGTCAGGTCATGGACGGAGAGACGGCGGTGGGAAGCCTCGTCGCCGTGATAGCCGGACGCATAGCCAAGATACCGGTCCAACGGCATATAGGACGTGTCAAGGACGGAGCCCTGAAGATAGATGTCGCCACCATCGACGGCACGGTGAGCATCACCGACGCCGATACCGACACACCGAACAACAAAGGCTACATCACCCTCACCACCCATGTGGGGCACGGCGGCCTTTATGTGTGCGACGACCACCTCGCCACGGCGGTGGAGGATGACTACCACAGCCTTGCGCGTCGCAGAGTCATAGACAAAGCCTACCGCATTGCCTACGACACCCTGCTGGACAACCTCAACGACGAGATACCCTGCAACGGAGACGGCACCGTGGTGGCAGCCGTGGCCAAAGCCTGGGAGGGCGACATAGTGGCCGCCATAGCCAACCAGATGACCGCCAACGGTGAGCTTGGCAAAGACCCAGCCGATCCGAGAGACAAAGGAGTGAAGTGCGAGGTTGACCGTCGCCAGAACGTGGTCGGTTCGAGCAAGCTGAAAGTCGGCATCGCCGTAAAACCCTACGGCTACGCCAAGTATATCGAAGCCACCCTCGGCTTCACCGCAATCAAAAGTTGAACCAATAAAAAAGAGAACACATGGGAACCCTCATCAACGGAAGAGAATACGAGTGGGCCGATGTCACAGTGGTAGGCGCCGGACGCGACATCCTCGGAGTGCTCGGAGTGGAGTACAGCGAGAAGCAGGAGAAGGAAGCGCTGTACGGCAAAGGCAACAAACCCACCGGCATACAGAAAGGCAACAAAAGTTGTGAAGGCACGCTCAAGGTTCGCCAGAGCGAACTGGAGGGGCTTGAAGACCTGAGCCCCAGTCACAGCGTCCTCGACCTGGAGATTAACCTCGCCGTCAGTTACGGCGACCCCAGCACCGGTGCGCCGATGCGCACCGACGTGCTGTACAACGTCCAGTTCTCCGAGCAGAAGAAAAGCATCAACCAAGGTGACAAAAAGCAGGAGATAGACCTGCCGTTCATCTGCATCGACATAGACTGGAACGCAGACTAAAATGTTATGGCGGATTGCAAATCTGCCATAACATTTGAATTCTGAAAATTGAAATTAGAAAGACAGTTAAACAACCTTTAAACGACGATTAAACATGAATGTAACGAAAGAACAGATCCAGGAGTGGAAAAAGAAACACGGCAACGTGTATGAAATCAGTGTTGACGGCAAGAAATGCTATCTCAAGAGCCCCAACCGCAAGACCATAGGCTATGCCTCGGCAGCCGGAAAGGACGATCCGATGAAGTTCAACGAGATAGTGATGCGAGACTGCTGGCTTGGTGGCGACGAGGAGATCAGGACCGACGACACCCTGTTCCTTTCAGTCTCCGGCAAGCTGGCCGAGATTATCGAAGTCAAGGAAGTGGAATTAAAAAAGTTGTAGAGGCTGCCGAGGTCGCGGGGATGGTGCAGGCCGGCAACGCCAAGCTGCGTTACTATATGCACATCCCCGACCCCGACAGCCTGAGCGACGAAGAGTGGGCGCAACGTCTCGCGGAGCTGCACTGGATATGGGAAAAAGAAGCCGAGTACCTTAAAAGCAGGTCATCTGGCAATGAGACATAATAACCCGATGCCAGCGGAGACGATGAGAGCGGATATGATCCAGAGTCCAATCTGAAAGCGAGCCTCGCCTCTACGACCCTCTTTGTAATCCCTGGAGATGTTGCGGCAGCTGTCGAAAAATTCGGAGACCTCTTTCCCGAAGGAGCGGAACAAAGACCAAAGAGCCACAACGACCAGGACAACAGCCAAGACAACAACAAAAATCCAAAAGACAATCATGGTCATGTAATTTACTACAATAACGCAGGATGGCCGACAATATTTTGACATACGTACTGGATTTGCAGGACCGTATCAGTGGCAAGCTGAAGACTATCGGGATAAACAACGAGCAGCAGCTTGACACCTGGGGGCGGGTGCAGAAGCAGGTGAACGCTGCGAGCGGCACCATGCAGAACATGGGGCGCAGTATAGGCAGTGTGAACCAGCGTATAGCAGCCCTGCGGGCCCAGCGGGAATGGATACCGGCCAGCAACAGGGAAGCCATCCGAGCCACGAACCACGAGATACAGCGGTTGGAGAATGAGGTGAAAAAACTGGAGAACCTCGACGGCGGACTGATGAAGAAATGGTTCGGCGACATCAAGGGCAGCATCCCGGCATTGGTGAACCCGCTGAGTGCTGCTATGGTAGGTATAGGCAAGAGTATCAGCCTCGGCATGGAAGAGCAACTGCAGAGGCAGAACCTCACCACTCTTATGGGAGGCGACCAGGCCGGAGCCGACGCCTTGTTCGGCAAGATAGCCGAGTATGGGAAAAACACCGTGTATGACAAAGCCGGACTCATCGAAGCCCAGAAGACCATGATGAGCTTCGGCATAGAAGGCGAGAAGTCGTTCGGGGTGCTGAAGCAGATCGGCGACATAGCGATGGGCGACAGCCAGAAGATGCAGAGCCTCTCCCTTGCATTTGCCCAGGCCACCAGTGCCGGCAAGCTCCAAGGGCAGGATCTTATGCAGATGATAAACGCCGGTTTCAACCCCTTGAATGAGATAAGCAAACATACCGGCAAGAGCATGGCGCAGCTGAAGGACGAGATGTCGAAAGGGAAGATCACAGCCGACGACCTCGCCCAGGCGTTCCAGTGGGCCACCGAGGAAGGCGGTCTTTTCTATCAGGGGGCAGAGAAAGCCGGCAACACCTTCGCCGGCAAGATAAGCCAGCTGAAAGACACCTTCGCCGAACTGGGTGTCAAGGTGTTCAACATACTGGAACCCGCGCTCAGCCTGGTGGTCAAGATTGGTAACGTGCTGGCCAACGTGCTGGGCGTGGCCATCAACTGGATTACCAAAGCTGTGAAAGCAGGCTGGCCGGTATGGGTAGGAGCCGCAGTGGTCTCAATTGTGGCGGTGACGAAGCTGAACAAGAAGCTGAGGGAGACGACAGGCCGACTGCTCGGCACATCGGTGGCTGCCATAGGCACCGGCGGAGCCTTCAAGTTGATGAGCGTGGTGGCCAAGTCGGCCTGCAGAGGTATCAGCGTGGCCATAAGCAGCATACCGATAGTGGGCTGGATAGCGGGAGCGATAGCTTTGATTATAGGGCTGTTCACATTGCTATGGAACAAATGTGCCGCCTTCAGAGGCTTTTTTACAGGAATCTGGGAGGCCATAAAGAACACCGTAGGGAATGCCTGGCAGATGCTGAAGGGACTCTATGTCAAAGGCAAGGCAGCTGTGACCGAGTGGTGGAGTAAGGTTGTGGAGAAAGTAAAGTCCGCAATAGCTTGGGTGCGTGACCTTCTGAGCAAGGCAGCGGCGTGGTTCAAGAAGGTGATGCAGCCGGTGTGGGACTGGTTTACCAACCTTTGGAACCATGTGAAGGAGATATTCGGGAAGGTGGTGGACTGGATGGGCAAGGTGTTCAACCCCATCATCACCCTGTGGAACAAGCTGACCAACGGAAATGTCGAGAAGTTCAAGGAAGGCTATGAAAAAGGAGCCTCCGCCGTCCGCAAGAAGCCTGGCGTGATGGACGAACTGACAGATGCCGTGAACCCTGTGAAACCCGACGGAGACGACGGAAACGACACAGGCGGCGGCCACGGCCACGGCAAGACCGAGAGCGTGGCCACCGGCGGCAGCCGCAGCACCAGCATCACCATCAACCTGAAAAGCCTCGTCGAGAAGATTGTGTTCGACGGCGGCTACACAGAGAACAGCGGCGACATGCAGAGGCAGCTCGCCGAGAACCTGCTGCAGGTGCTCAACATGGCACAGGCTAGCGTAGGATGACCGCGTGCCCGCGGAGGGCAACAGTGAAAATTGAGAATTGAAAATTGAAAATTAAAAATTAAAATGGAACTCGTATTAGGCACATCAGTACCCCCGTTCTGGCGGCAGGTCGAGCAGAAGATCGCCAGCGTCCCGACCGACTTCAGGAAGGAGGCACTGCTCGGACTGGAGTGCTACTGTCCGCTCTCCATAAAATGGGAGAGCGAGAGCGAGTGGTGGCAGCTGCCCTTCGACCCGGTAGTCGCCGTGCGAGGCCAGAACAAGATAGTGAAGCGCACGGTCCTGAAGGTGCGAACCTCCGACAAAGAGCGGCGCGGCACCGTCAAGGAACTCTGGAGCCAAGGCGACTACAGTATCAGCATAGCGGGAGTGCTGCAGAGCGGTGACGAGTGCGAGTTGCCGGAGGCCGACATACGCAAGCTCCGCAACTACTGCGAAGGGCGGGAGAGCGTGGAGGTGCTCAGCCCGCTGCTCACCCTCTTCGGCATCCACAGAATGGCCATAGAGAGTTTCGACTTCCCGCACACCGCAGGGCTTGAGAACCAGACGTACAACCTCTCATGCCTCAGCGACGACTTTTACAAAGAAAGTCTTTTGATTGGGGAAAGTTAAGAGTTGAAAAGTAAAAAGGTTCGCTACGCTTGAAAGGTTGAAAAGTTTGAAAGGTTAAGAGTTAAAAAGTTAAACAGTTAAAAAGGTTCGCTATGCTTGACATGGAACACGACATAAGGATAGGACGCTACCACATTGGAGCCGTCGCCGAGGTCAAGGTACGCAAAAGCGTGGAGAGGCTCTGCGACGAAGCCACCGTGGTGCTGCCCGGACGCTATGCCGGGCAGGTGCTCGATGTCGAAGACTGTCTGAAAACCGGTGACGCAGTGACCATAAAGCTTGGCTACGGGGAGAACCTGAAAGAAGAGTTCGCCGGCTATGTCAAAGCCATACGCACCGACAACGGCACCACCGCCATAGAGTGCGAGGACCAGCTGTGGCAGATGCGCAAGGATGTGCCAGACAAGGTATATAAGAACATAGACTGCGCCAAGCTGCTCGAAGAGGTGTGCCAGTGCCCGGTGAGCTGCGACTACCAGTTCCGCTGGGACACCTTCACCGTCAAGGACGCCACCGCCTATGACGTGCTGAAGAAAGTGCAGGACGAGACCAAGGCCAATGTCTATTTCAAGGACGGCACGCTGCATGTCCACCCCCAGTACAGCGAGACCGGCGACCTCGTGGTCTATGACACCAGCATAAACATAGAGAACAGTAGCCTTAAATGGCGGCGGGCCGATGAGCGGTCGTACCTCGTCGAAGTCGAAGGCATAGGCAGGGACGGCAAGCGCATCACCGTCACCGAGGGGCGCACCGGCGGCGACAAACGCAGCGTCAAGGTCTATGGTGTCACCGACAAGGAAAGCCTCAAGTCGCGCGCCCGCGAAGAGCTGTCGCAGCTCGTCTATACGGGCTATGAAGGCAGCATCGACTCGTGGCTCACCCCATACTGTGAGCCCACCTGCAAGGTCCGGCTCAGAGACAGCGAGCATCCAGACCGTCAGGGCGACTACTACTGCGTCAGCACCGAGGTGACCTTCTCCGAGAGCGGAGGCAAGCGCAAGATAACCATAGGAAAGAAGTTAGGTTAAAAGTTTTTAGTTCTAAGTTGAAATATGGACGTTTACAGCGAGATAAACCGTAAGTTGAGAGAGATGGGCAGAGAGCCGGTCCCGGCCACTCCACTTTTCACCGCCGAGGTCAAGAGCGTCGAGGGCGAGACCTGCACTGTGGCCATCGGGGAGGCGGTCATCGACGAAGTGATGCTCACCCCCGCCGACGAAGGAGCCGACGGCAAGCTCGTCATCACCCCCAAGACCGGCAGTATGGTCACCATAGCCGACCTCTCGGGCGGAACCATGCGCCGTCTCGCCGTCGTACACTGGGGGGAGGTGGAGAAAGTTACCCTCTCAGCGCAGAGCGTGGAACTCAACGGAGGCGACAACGGCGGGCTGGTGAAGATAGAGAAGCTGACGGAAAGGCTCAACAAGATTGAACAGGATATAAACAACTTGAAGACCGTTTTCTCTACCACTTGGACTGTGTCCCCGCAAGACGGGGGAGCAGCGCTGAGGACTGCCGCGTCAACATGGGCAGGTGCCTTACTTCAGGAGACGCAAGTAAGCGACATGGAAGACACCAAGGTGAAACATTGATTAGAGGCCAGTAGCCAGTAAACAGACGAAAGAATATGACAGGGATAAGGCTCATACAGGACAGCGACGGGAACGTCGATCTCGAACTCAGCGGCGGGCAGATGGCCGTGGGCGACGTGACAGGACAGAACCAGTACCTGTTGCTCTACTCGCACAAAGGCGACTGGAAAGAACACCCCGCGCTCGGAGCCGGCATAGCCGACATCGCCAACGACCACGACCTGCACCACTGGGAACGACTCATAGCCAAGAACCTCGAAGCCGACGGCCTCACCATCGAGACACTAAAGCTCACAACCGACAAACTAACCCTTAAAGCAAGATACCGCAAATGAACCACTTTACCATCAGCGAGCTTATACGCAGCGAGAGAGCGATAAGCCGGAAGATATGGAACGGAGCCAGCCGCGAGCAGGAGGACAACCTCATAGCCCTCGTGGCCGCCGTGCTCGACCCCGTGCGCGAGAAGTACGGCAAGCACATACATGTCAGCAGCGGCTTTCGCTGCCCGCAGCTCAACGCCGCCACCCCCGGCAGCTCCAAGACCAGCCAGCACAACAAGGGCGAGGCCGCCGACATATACACCGACGAAGGCGCGAAAGGCAACTTCAAGGTCGGCCAGATGATAGCCCAGCTCGGCAACTTCGACCAGCTCATCTTCGAGGACGTGGGCAAGAACGACCTGCTGCCCGCCTGGATACACGTAAGCTGGAAACGCAAAGGCGACAACCGCCGCGAGATACTCAAACACATCAAAGGCACCGGCCCGCAGTACCCAGCCGTAACCATGAAGGAAGTTGAAAGTTTTAAGTTTTAAGTTTTAAGTTTTAACAATATTACCATGACAATATCAGAAATATGCAACCTTGTGCTTGCGCTGCTCACCCTCGTGGCCGGAGGCGGCTGGCTCTTCGACCGCCGCAAGCACCAGCAGGAAATCGAGAGCCTGAAAGCCGACAACCGGCAGAAAGACATGGAGCTCTCCAAGCAGTATGTCGATGAGTTCAACAAGAACATCGCCGAGCCCCTGCGGCAGGAGATCGCCCAGCTCCGCACCGAAGTCTCCGATCTGCGCAAGGAGAACGCCTCCCTGCGCCGCGAGACCGGAAGCCTCAGAAAAGAGATAAAACAACTCAAAGATGCGATACAGAAGATTAACGACTGCCCTCACGCTGCTGACTGCCCTGTCTATGAGGAATTGAAAATTGAAAGTTGAAAATTGAATTTTGAAAGCCTAAAGAAGATGAAGAAACTGGAATTTCACGAGGAACAGTGGATTTGGTTCTGCTCAGCGTTGGCGCTTATGGTGGCCCTTATGCTTGTGCTGGCGGGTTGCCAGCACAGGAGACTGGCGGCGACGCACGACACCGTGTATGTGAACAGCGAACGGGTCGAGTGGCAGTGGAGGCACGACAGCATCTACCTGGACCGCTGGCACGACAGGTGGGTTATAGGAGATACCGTCTATATGCGAGACAGTGTGGTGCATTACCGCTGGCACACGAAGAGAGACACCGTGGCGTTGCACGACAGCGTGTATATAAGCAAGAGCGACACGACCACCGTCGAGGTGAAGAAGCCGATGAGCGGCTTCACCAAAGGGCAGATAGCGGGCTTCTGGGCACTGCTTGCGGCGTTTGTGCTTGCCGTAGCGTGGCGTCTGTGGCGCAAACTGAGAGTCTGAAAGTTGAAAAGTTTAAGAGTTTGAAAGTTGAAACAGTCATGGCACGAACAATAGAACAGATAAAACAGCAGATAGCCGCCCGGTGGATGGAGAACGAGACCGTGCGCGAGCGCTACGACCTCGCCGCCGGCGACACTTTTGAAATGCGGTTCTCGAAGGTCTCTATTGAGAGCTTGCTTTTTTACACCGTCGCCTTCGCCGTGTGGGTCCTGGAGAAGCTCATCGACCAGCACCGCGCCGACGTGGAGCAGATGCTCGCCGCCAAGCTGCCCCACACCACACGCTGGTACCGCGACCAGGTGCTCGCCTTCAAGCCCGGCTACGCCGAAGACGAGGAGCCCCCCGTCAAGTACTGCGCCGTCGATGACGCCGACTACCACCTCACCGTCAAGATAGCCCAAGGCCAGCCCGGCAGCCGCACCACCGTCGGCGCCGGAGAGCAGCAAGCCCTCCAGTCGTGGCTCGCGCAGAACAAAGACGCAGGCGTCAAGGTCGTCGTCGTCAACCAGCAGGCCAGCCGCCTGCGGATGACCCTCACCGTATGGTACGACCCACTCGACCTGCGCCCGGAGGACAAGACCGTGGAGCAGACCGTCAAGGAATACATCTCCAACCTCGACTTCGACGGCCTGCTGAGCCGCAACAACATAGAGAGCCAGGTGCGCGCTGTCAGCGGCGTGAAGCTGGTGCGCATAGACAGCATGGAGAGCGCGGACTACCAGCAGGAGTGGCACGACTTCGGCCAGCAGGAGCGCAGCGCCGCAGGCTACTGGGCGTTCGAGGGGGAGGACAACGGCCTGCAGGTGACATACGAGCCATACGTGAGAGGTGGGATAGAGTGAATGTGTTAGTTATTTGAATAATAAGCCATGAGAAGCATAGACCTTGCAAAACTCAGGATAATCCTGACGCCGCACCCGCTGAGAGGCGGGGTGCTGCTGGACGCCCTGACCGACGCCCTGTATGCGCCGGTAAGGACAGCGCAGGCGGCGTTCGAGGCGTTCAGGGCGCGGGAGGAGCGGGAACGTGAGTACGGTCCACTCGTCTGGCAGCTGCGCACCGCCATCAGCGACCAGCTGGGATGCGACTTCGACGATGTGCGGATAGTGGATCTGGCCGACGTGCATCCGCTCGCGCTGTACAGAGAGAACTACGGTCCGCAGTATGCGCTGCGGCTGGGGATGCAACCGCTGACGCTGTATGCCGAAAGGATGCTGAGGTGGTCAATGGACTTCACGGTGATAGTGCCGGCGCTGTATGACGAGCGCGAGGCCGAGATAAGGGCCGTGCTCGACAAGTGGAAGCTCGCCGGGACGCGGTACCAGATAGAGTGGGTGTAGGGAGATGAAAGTTGAAAGTTGAAAAATGGAATAATATGAACAGACAGAATTTCAATCCAGAGACAGTGGGGAACTACCCGCTGACGATAGAGCGGATGGCGGAGATGCAGGGAGACCAGCAGATGCCGCTGGAGGTGATAGCCGGGATGTGCGGCGGGCGGGACTGCATCATAAGCGGATGCGAGACGGCAGGCGCGGCAGGATATGTGTTGCATAACGGGGAGGTATTTGAGGTGAAGGCGTTTTCCGGCATAGGCGCGATGCAGCCCGGCTGGTTGATAGTGCGCAGCAGCGAAGTGCCCGCCACCAACTCGGACGGCGAGGAGGTTGTGGTGAGAGTGGAACGCTGGATGGAGTGGTCGCAGTTAATACCTTTGGTAGGAGCTGAAGCGATTCTGCCCAGTAAACTGCCGAGACTGTGGACCTCGTTGGTGAAGGAGACACCGTGGGAGGAGTGCGTGAACCAAGAGATATGGAATGCAAGCAGCAACCTGCTGCCCAGGGTGAAGAAACTGGCCAACGGGCTGGTGCATGTGGAGTGCGACTGCGTGTATGCCAGCAACTACGGGGAGCATAACATTATGCTGCCAGCCGGATATATACCGTACAGAACCATAGAGATTCCCATGACTTTGACGTTCCCTGACGGGATACCACACTATATATCAGCAAGACTGAGCCCAAACCCCAACGATGTTAACGGAAGCCATTTTTACATACCGTTTCCAAAGGTCTGGAAGGTTAGTTGCCAAACAGCAAATGGTGTGTTTGTCAGTATAAGTGAAGACCTGAGATATGGGCAATATAGCTACGCCGGTACCCGTCTTCAGATAAACACCGTATTTGACCAACGATTCTTGACAGAACAGCAATGAGCGAGCTATATATACAGACGGGGCAGAGCCTTATCGACATAGCGATGCAGGAGAGCGGGAAGGCGGAGAACGCGTGGACGCTGGCCGAGTCGCTTGGGGTGGACCTCACCGACGCGGTGGAAGGGCGGAGCCTGGAGCTGCAGGTCAACCACCTGTTCGGCAAGGCCGCGCCGCTTATGGCCAAGCCCGCGTCGGAACCCACCGAAGGCATAGGATACTGGAGCGTGGGTCAGGGCATGGTGTCGGGCGACCACGCAGGCATAGGGTACTGGAGGCTGCCGATAAGGATTGCTTGAATGGTCCGTGCCCGGACGGGGCGATGAAAAGATTAACAAACAATAAAACAAACGGATATGATTAAAGTTATCGAAGAACTGAAACAGCGGTTCCTGACCGGCATGAAGCCGACCCAGCAGGACTTCCACGACCTGATAGACACGCTGGCCGACGGAAGCCGCCTCAAGACCACCGACCACGCGGAGGCCACCTACACCGGCTCGCCCGCCGACGGCGAGATGGTCATCTGTGCGCCCGCGATGGAGCGTGTGACCATCACCAGCGCCGACCGACAGGGGACGGCCACCGTGGTGTTCCATGCCAAGAACGCCGACACCCTGCGCCTGCCGCAGGGCTGCATGGTAAGCGGCGACATCGCCAGCCTGACCGCCAGCGGCCCGCGCCTGGCCGCCAAGCGGACGTACATACTGCGCCTCATGCCGCGCCTGGCTACCGTGCAGGCCGTGTACAGCCAGAGCTCGACCCCGGTGCTCGTCATAGGCGAGCGCAGACTGCTGGCCGAGGACGGACGGCTGCTTGTGATGGAAAGCAGGCCTTGATGCGCAGGACAGCTAATTAAACGACAGTTAAACAACAATTAAAAACAGCTAAAACAACAAGACAATGAGCGAATTCAACGACACCGTAAGAATCAGCGACCTGCCAGAGGCAGGCCAGGACACACAAGGCCTCGTTACCCTCGGCACCGACGGGCAAGGCCGAAGCGTCAAAATCCCAATCGGGGAAATTTTCGAAACAATAGCTCAGGCCGAAACCGCGCGGCAAGCCGTGGCCGCAAGAGTCGGCGCACTGGAACGCGCCGCAGGCTCGTACATGAGCGTGAGCTTGCACACGGCAGAGACTGGCGGCAAAGGAAGCGAATACACCGTCAGCGAGATGACCATCCCTAACGTTACCGTCATGGACAACGCCGCCACAGTGGAGCAGGAAGGCAGTACCGACAATATGGAAGTGACCGTCGAAGGTGGTTCGGATGTCAGCTACAATCTGTATGACGCTAACGATCAGGTAATATTAAATGGCAACATCGCCGGCGGCGAAGGTTATATCGATATGAGCAGCTATCAGGCCGGCGAATACCGTCTCCAGCTCCTCAATCCAAAAGGCGCCGAGAAAAATTTCAAAGTAGTTAAAAAAGTAACCAGTGCCCCCGAAGATTGGACCCTCCGCATCTCACACCGCCACAGCGGAGCCGTTGGAGAGACAGAGCAGTCCCTCGAGTACTCGACCGATGAAGGTGAGCACTGGACCCCGGTGGACATCAGCGGGGAAGAGACCCTCTCGGACGAAGACCAAGCCTTGCGCGACGACCTGGCCGCCGAGATTGGAAACGAAAACTACGCCTACTTCGATGACCCCATCGCCCCTGCCGAGTTCAACTCGATCGAAGATCTCGACGAATATTTTGAAGCCCGCAAGAGTGTCCGGACAGAGATTGTCTGCGACCCCAGCCGCCGCATCCTTCTGAGGGGCGAGTGCGACACGCTGGAAGGCTTCAACATCAACACCCTGGCCGATGAAAGTTTCGACTGCGACGGCGACCTGCTCTCGCTCCTTTCGCACACGACGGCCAACCGCGAGAAAGCGTCCGCCACGCCGCGTGCATTCGCAGGGCTTTTCGCCGGCTCCAACATAGCCGTCAGCCCGATTATCCCCGACGTGCTGGGAGCCGGCACCTATGCAGGACTGTTCTCCGGCTGCCCCAGACTGGAGGAAGTGAGGGTGGCCTTTGACCTGCGCCACTGGGCCGACCTTGCTGAGTCCGGCATCACCCAGGCGTTCCCCACCTTCCGATGGCTCGAAGCCGCAGAGGGAGAAAACCCGAAGCTGCTTTACATCAAGGGCGACGGAGCCGACAGAGCAATATCGGAAATAGAAGACTACAGTGGCACGGCCCGCATGTCGCTCTCGGGTGATCTGCAGTTCTCGGAGCTGCCGACAAATGACGTCCTAATGGAATCTCTGAGAGCTTTGGCAGCCGAACTTAGCGAACTGACCGAGGCACTCGACAATCTGTCGCAGGTGGCCACCAGCGGCAGCTATGACGACCTGACGGACAAGCCGACGATACCGGCGGCGGGCAGTCAGGTGCACCAGGTGACTGCGGCAGAGCTGGCCGCTGCGCAGACAGGCGGAACCCTGACGGAGGGCGACTGGTATTTTGTGACCGACGCCGGAAGCCGGAGCCTGTCGCTGGGTCTGGACGCGACGACCGCGCTGACGATCTGGACGGAACAGGTGTAG